GCGAGCTCGCTCGTTCCCCTCTCGCAGCTTATGCCGCTCGTTATGGGTGTCGGTAAGGCTATGATGCTGGTAAAGGGCATCAACTTCGCGGGTGTGTTCTCCTCCATGTCCCGCATGTGCACGGTTGCGCGGTATCAGTTGCTTTTTATGAACGCCGAGCTGCGCAGCGGGCAAATGGCCTCGATCGGGTTCCTCGGCAATATCGTCCGGGCAACGGTGGCGATTGGCCGCTTTGCCACGGTGGGGATATGGTCGGGAATAAAGGCACTCGGGGCGTGGGTTCTTTCTCTCGTCACGGGCGGCACCGCGTCGGCGACGTTCGCGGGTATTGCCTCGGGTGCGTTCGCCACGTTCAAGATTGCCGCAACGTCCGCGTGCCGGGCGGTGGGTATCGCAATTATGAATATCCCGATCATCGGCTGGATTGCTGCGGCGATTGCCGGGCTTATCGCGCTGGGAGTTTACTTTTGGAACACCTCGGCGAAATTCCGTGCCGTGCTGAAAGGTCTCGGCGCGGCGTTCGTGGCCGTGTTCAAAGGTATTTGGGACTTGGCGAAAAATGTCTTTGGCTCGATCGGCGACCTTATCAAAGCGGCGTTTTCGCTCGACGGTAAGGGCATAAGGGACGCTATCAATAAGCTGAAAGGCAGTTTTTCGGAGTTTGGCACTAACGTCGGCAAAGCGTTCAATGACGCCTACGAGGGCGAAATGGCGCGGAGTAAGGCGGAGCAGGAAGCCAAGAAAAAGAAAGAGGGCGACGAGGACGCCCCGGTTGTCGTAACCCCGGAGGAGGACGGCGGCGGGTCGATCTCGACGGGTCTCGCAGGCATTGGCGGCTCGTCGGATAAGGCGGATAAAATCAAGAATATCAACGTCACGATTGACAAGTTGATCGACAAATTCGAGATACACACAACCAATCTGCACGAGGATATAAGCAAGGTTAAGGAAATGGTTGCCGAGGCTCTCACGGGCGCGGTGAACGACGTAAATTACGCAATGTAATGAGTGATTTAACCCCTATCAGTTTTGCATTCATCGCCGCGGGCGTGGCACGCCGGGCGCGCATTGCGCTCGCACGGCTCAAATCCTCACAGGTGAACAAAGAGCGTCCCTCCTGGGAGGGACACGGCGGAGCTCCCGAGACGGTGGAACTCTCGGTGCCGATCACCGACCGCGGATATTGGGAGAGCCGCTACGTGCTTACGGAGCTGACCTTGCGCAAAGAGGACGGCGAGACGCTGGTTGTGAACGACGCGATCGTGAGCGTCACGCAGGAGAAACACATCGTCCGGACGACGCTCGTCGGGCTGAACGGCACGATCAAAGAGTACATCTGCGACGGCGACTTTGACATCAGCATTTCGGTCGGCATTGTGGCCGTCGATGCGGGCGGGCAGATCGTGGACGAGTACCCCGAGGAGGGCGTGCGCAAGGTGAAAGAGTTTTTGAGCGAGAACAAGGCCGTCGAGGTTTCGAGTGTCTTTTTGTCAATTTTCGGCATCGACCGCATGGTCGTCACCCGGTTCTCGCTCAAACAGGAGACCGCCTCGAACCGTCAGACGATCGACGTGCGGGCACTCTCGGACGAGGACTATGTGATAAAGAGCAGCGAATATTAAACACCGATTAAACAGCGGTTAAACCATGTTCAGACTTACGGCAAAAATAGAGATCAAGAGCGCGAAAAAGTGGGCGTTTGACAAGGTGGCCTCGGCAGAGATCACCCGGGACATCGACACCCTCACGGACACGTGCGTCTTGCAGTTGCCGAAAAAAATCACATGGCAGGGTGAAAGCTCGAACCCGCTCAAACGGGGCGACGAGGTGACGGTGTGGCTGGGGTACGACGACGAGCTGCAATTTGCTTTCCGGGGGTTCATCACGACAATCGGGCTGAAAACTCCGATCACGATAAACTGCGAGGACTACATGTTTAAGCTCAAACAGCAGGCCGCTGTGAAAAAAGCCTACAAGTCGGCCACGCTCGAGCAAATCCTCAAAGACCAAAACCTCGGTATCAAGTACAAGGTTTTCGGCGAGCAGTCGATCGGACAGTACCGCGTGACGGCGGACACCGTGACCGGGTTGCTCGGGCATCTGAAAGACCACGGCGGGGTGCGGTCGTTTATCCGTATCGAGAACGACGAACCCGTGTTGTATTGCGGCGTGTTGTTCGAGCACGACAAGACCCACAAGCAGGTGTTTGCAACGGGCGTGAACCTTATCGACGACAGCCAGCTCAAAGTACAGAACGCCGAGGACGTGAAAATCAAAATCAAGGCCGTGTCACTTATGCCGAACAACAAGAAAGTGCGCGTCGAGGTAGGCGACACCGACGGCGAGAGGCGGACGCTGCACGCCTACAACAAAACCGAGGCGGAGTTGAAAGCGTGGGCGGAGCAGGAACTCAAACGGCTGAAACGCGACGGGCTTACGGGTTCTTTTACGACGTTCGGCGCGGAGCTGGTGGATAAGCTCGACAACGTGGGTATCAAGATCGACGGCGAGCGTAAAGGCGTGTATCAGACACAAAAGAATGTAATAAAATACTCCCCGAGCGGTTTCCGGCAGGAGATCACGATCGGGGCAAGGGTAGCGGAATGACAATATCGGAGGCAATACGGCAAATGGCGGCGGCGGGCTTGGAGCTTTACGGCAAGGTCTGCACGGTCGATTCGGTGGACGCGGACGCCCGGACGGTGGACTGCACCCCGCTCGACGAGGGTGCGCCTTTGCTCGGCGTAAACCTGCAAGCCAACCAAGAGAGCGGGGACGGCCTTGTGCTGTTTCCCGCGGTCGGCAGCTATGTCGTCGTGTCGTTCCTCGAGCCGTCGGTTGCGGTGGTTGTCCTTACGGAGAAAGTCGATAAAATCGGCCTCAAAATCGGCGACACCACGGCGGAGCTCGTGGACGGGCAGGTTGATATTGCCGTGCAGGACACGACGGTAAAGATCAGCCCCGAGGGGGTGGTTATCAACGGCGGCGATTTGGGCGGCATGATAAAGATCGAGGAGCTCACGCAAAAGCTCAACGACTTTATCACGGCATTTAACAGCCACACGCACGAGCTCCCGACGGGTGCCGTTGCGGTGACGGGCAGCGCGACAGCGCAGGCAAACCCCGCTCCGGTCGTGGTTCCGGCAATAACGAGCCAGCACCCGAGCGTGGCGGTATCGGATTACGAGGATGAAAAAGTAAAGCATTGAGGCAATGATCGGCATGTTGATAGACCCGGAGACGGGCGATTTGCAGGTAAAAAACAGCTCGCTGGTGCTTGGCAACAATACCGAGCAGGTGGCCGAGTGTGTCCTCTTGGCCGCCCGGGGCGAACTGAAAGAGCACCCGCTCGTGGGGGCGGAAATTCACAAGCTGGCAAACGGAAACGGCGACCCGCTTTGGTGTGCGAACGCAAAACAAATGCTCCAAGCGGTCGGTGTCCCGGTTTCCCGGGTACGGCTGGACGACAACCAAATAACGATTGAGTAATGAAAGTAAAACCACTCGACAGGCAAAGCCTGCTCGACATCGCAATACAGACCAGCGGCAGCGTGGAGGCCGCCTTTGAGCTGGCGGCAAAGAACGGCATCGCAATATCGGAGGAACTTGCCCGGGACGCGGAGCTCGAGACGGTGGCCGTGACGGATAAAATCGTATTGAGCCGCTACGAGGCGCGGAACATACGCCCGGCAACAGAGGTGTCGCCGGAGGATATGCAGCGGGTGCCGTATGGAGGCATCGGATTTATGGGTATTGAAATAGACTTTATCGTAAGCTAATGGCACGGAAAATCGCAGATATAAAAGACACTATCACCGGGGACTTCATGCGCAACGAGGACGTTGCGAAAGCCTACGGTTTCACCCCGGGCGACAGCTTTACGGCGCATTTCAGCAAGGCGTCCGTGGAAAGCGTGTTGTTCCACATCTTCGCGTGCGCCGCATGGGTTATCGAAACCCTTTTTGACGACCACAAGCGGGACGTGAACGCCTGCATCGAGGAGATTTTGCCGCACCGCCCGAAGTGGTACCGGGACAAGGTGCTGCGATTTATGAAAAACAAGGCTCTCGTGCCCGACACGGACACCTACGACACAACGGGCATGAGTGAGGACGACATCACCGCGGCGCGGGTGGTAAAACACGCCGTCGCCGTGGAGAACAAGGACGCCTCGATTCTGACGATCAAGGTTGCGGGGGAGAATGGCGGCAAACGTTGCAAGCTCGACGCCGAAACGGAGACGCAGCTCGCGGCCTACATCGGCGAGTTTAAGGACGCCGGGGTTCGTATCAATTTGGTAAATATCGACGCCGACACGTTCAACTGCGAGGTCGATATTTATTACGACCCGATGCTCTTGCCCGAGGAGGTGGAGGCCGATTGCCGGGAGACGATCAAGAAGTACATCGAAAACCTGCCCTTTAACGGCGAATATACCAACATGTCGCTCGTGGACGAATTGCAGCAGATCGACGGGGTGAAGATCGTCGAGTTTCGGGGTGCGACCACCTCCGCCAATAACGACACGGCTGTCACTCCGATCAATGCGCGCTATGTTCCGGTAGCGGGTTATTTCAAGGCCGGGGCGATCACGATAAATAAACACGTGTATGAGTAAATACGAGGTGAATTTTAAGCGTTTTGCTTTGCTTATGCTGCCGACGTTTTGGCGCAGGCCGATACTTGCGACTATTGCCTACGCAATGGTGTCGCCGTTGAGTTACCTGCACACCCGTTTCGTGCTGTTTCGCCGGGAAACGATTTACCGCCTTACGCACAACGGGCAGGTGTGCCACCTGCGGGCGGTGCTCAACGACCAATTCGACCCGATCGAGCGGCGTATCACCGTCACGGAGACGCCCGGGGGCATGGGTATTTTGATGCTCTACGAGCGTGAGGAGGAGAAAGAGCAGCTCCTCCCGTACCGGGACGCTGGCAAGGCGGTCATTGTAAACCGCCGCGGGTTCGGCGGCATCAACGCCTTTGATTTTTGGGTGAACATTCCGGCGGCTCTTTACGAGACGGTGGACGTCGCCCGTCTGAAAGCGATTGTCGGCACCTACAAGCTGGCATCAAAACGGTTTTCCATAAATTACATATAGCTGAATGAAACAAACGATAGGACGGTTCCTTTTGCAACCGAATAAGAATTTCCCGATCGACTGCGAGACAATGGACGCGATGCAGACCAACGTCGCGCTCTTGCAGGTGCTCGGGAACATCGCCGGAAACAAAACGATTCTATCCGGCTGTGAGCCGGAGCAGAACGGTACCCGCCGCAAAGCGGGCTATGTCTTTGTAAAAACGAAAGACTTTCCCGAGGGCGAGGTGCTCTATTGGGAGGGCGGCAATGTCTCCGGCGGCATGTATGTAAACCAAGAAGTCGTGCAAGTCACGGCGCAGGGATACGAATTTCCGCAGGCGTACACCGTCCGCTCGCTGGTGGCTGGTGTGGGCTCCGAGAATTTCAGTTGGAGCGACTTCAAAATGTTCAAAACGCCCCGGGAGCTCGAGGAGTACGACAAAACGCAGGACGCTAAAATCGCCCTGCTTGCGCCGCCGCCGCTCGGCATCGTTCAAATTTGGGCGGGTAAAACGGTGCCCGCAGGTTACGAGCTTTGCGAGGGGCAGCAGTTGAAAATTTCCGAATACCCCGCCTTGTACGCTGCGATCGGCACGACCTACAATAACGCATACAGCTACACCGGGACGCGGTATTCGACATCGAGCGGATATTTCCGCCTGCCCGACCTGCGGGGACGGTTCCTTGTCGGGTACAATGTGAGTGACGCCGATTATAGTACATACGGGCGTGTCGGTGGTGAAAAGAAACACGCGCTCACTACCTCCGAAATGCCCTCGCACGTGCATAATGTCCGAGATTACTATTATGTCGAGGCATACAGCTCGGGCGGCATCAGCGGTAACGAATATATCGGTGGCAGCCACTCGGGGTCTGCAAAGACGGACAACGACAACAACTATCTCTATTACAGAAACCATAACACCGACTCGGCGGG